CGTTTTATCACCGGATGAGTCTTTATATGATGATGGTATAACCAAGAATTGGGTTGGTAGTTGGGTTGATAGATTCATTGGTATAAACGACAATCTCGTTGATCTAGAAAAGATAAAGAACTATGATCAATTGATTGATGATAGTGGTTATGTAACCTTTGAAGGTACGTTATCGGTTATGAACGGTCAGTTATCAGACTCACAATTTAATCAGTATTTAGTAAATAGAGCAAAGTTAAACCCACCTGCTGTTGATGTTTCACCCGGTCTTGATGCTGTTGATAGACAATTCGACTGGTACTCAATAATGACACAGGAAGAGCTAGACTACTATAGTGGTGTTGTGGATGAGAATGGACAATATCCACCAGAACCTGACTGGAATGATATTGCGAGCAGAAGGTAATAGTTCATATCTCTCTTGACAAGGAACGTCATTATGTGGTATAAGTATAGTACAATTACAAAGAGAAAATGCAACAATATAATCAGACATAAACACAGTCGAATTTATACGTATTGCCTATTTAAATAAGGATTTAGAATTATGAATGTAAACATGAATGATACCAGACAACAACAGTTTGTCTGGTTCACGGGTGTCGTTGAAGATAGAGCAGACCCTTTATTTTTAAATAGAGTAAGAACCAGAGTCTTTGATTTCCATACTGAAGATAAAGCAAAGTTGCCCACAAATGATTTGCCTTGGGCAACAGTATTAATGCCTACCACAGTTTCTGGTGTTTCTGCTATAGGTGAAGGTATTCATGGATTAGTGGAAGGTTCTTGGGTATTCGGTTTCTTTAAAGATGGTTCAGATGCACAAGATCCTGTTATTATGGGAACTATCATGGGACAGAACACCGCTGGTTCTGAATCTACTATGGGATTTAATGATCCTAATGGAATCTTTCCAAGAGAACAAGGTATTGATACTTCTGATAGAGCAATAGGTATCGAATCAACTAAGAAAGCACGTGTTGGAATATTTGAACCAGAAGATCCTTATAGAGGAGAATATCCTTATAATAAAGTTCGTATAACCGAATCTGGTCATATGATTGAGTTTGATGATACTCCTGGTGCTGAACGAATAAATATACAACATAGATCTGGTGCTTTCATTGAAATACATCCTGATAATAAAATGAGAACTAGATCCGCTGAAAGATTTGATGCAATGCAAACTTGGATTGTTAATGTTGCGGGGGATTCTGTTGTTAATGTTGGTGGTAATGCGGTAACAACAATACAAGGAGATTCAACTATTACTGTTGCGGGTAAATCTAATATTGATGCTAGGGGTGATGTTCTTTCAAGGAATTATGGTGATACCACTGCATATAATACTGGCAAAACAACTTTAAATGCTTTGGATGATGTAACAGTAAAATCATTGGGTAATCTGGTGGTGGATGTTGCGGGTACATTATCAATGACATCTGGTGGTGATATGTCCTTCATTGCCCCTAATATTACTATGAGTGCTACGGAGACATTAACAACATTATCAAACAATACTATTATAAATGGTACAACTAATGTTGCATTACATGGTCTAACTGTTGACTTTAATCCTACTGGTTTTGTGGTAGGAGATGTGTCACCTTTACCTGTTGTAGAATTTACAGAAAAAGAACTTGATGAAATTTTTCCTGTAATAGTAGAAGAAGATGATATTGATGTCAATTTTCCTACACCAAAATTCTCGGTGGTGAAACCTGATGGATGGACTTCTTATTCATCACAAACTTCTGGATATAAAGAAACAGGATCATCTGGTGCAAGTGCTTTTACTGGAGGATCTATGAATATGATCGAGGCGGGTGGTGGTAATCTTGCTGTTGAAGAAAATGTTATTCTAGACACAGGGGGTGCTGGTTCTGTCGTTTATATCAACCAATATGCAACAAGAAATAAACCACTTGCAGCAGAATTAGAAAAAATCATTATAGATGCCGCAACGAAAATTCAACTTGATGTACAGATATTTTCTGGTGGTATGACTAATAAAAAGAGAACTGGTTCTGATAGACATTTATGGGGATTTGGTTGTGATGTTTGGTTATTTTCTGGTGGTAAAAAACTTAAAGTAGACGATTTACTATTCCAAGATTTTGCTAAAGCATGTAAAGAAGCTGGAGCAACTTCAATGGGTGCTGGGGCTGGTTATATGGGTGGCATTGGACTTCATGTTGATATTGCAAAAGGTAATACTGTTAGTCCTGCCGCAGCTTCTTTTTGGGGTGCTGGTGGTAGATCTGCTAATACACCAACTTGGTTGGTAAATATTTTTAAGGCGTAATCGATATGGCTGCTTTAGCAAAGATGGGTGGTGAGAGTGAAGTAAAATGCACTGATGGTGCTTTAAAAGACCCGCCAACTGAGTGTGTGACGCTAACTGTTTATGGGAATAAATGGGATAAAGAGACAACTCAAAAATCTGCTGCTGGTAGTTCTGATGTTCTTGTTAATAGTAGTGGCACTGTTCGTAATGGTGATGCAATGGTTACACATCCTGATGGGGATCCTTGTGTAGTCGCCGCCGTAAATCACGCACCCACTCTTAGCACCTATAGTGCTACTGTATTTGTAAATAGTAAAAACATTGGAAGAATAGGTGACAAGTATAATTCTGATGAACATTTTGATCATGAAATATCATCAGGTTCGGTAAATGTTTTTGCTGGTTAATAAAAAGGAATATAAATAAAGACATGAGTACATTAAACTTATCAGATAATTCTGACATAACAAAAGATTCACAAATTGTATCAAGAGTTAAGTCTTATTCAGATCTTGATTTACGATTTAAACCCCATCCTAGTTATGGTGATATTGTTCCTATAAAGGATATTGCAGCAATCCAGAGTTCTATTCGTAATATATTATTAACCAATTATAACGAGAAACCTTTCGAACCAGACTTTGGATCTAACATTACTCAGTTTCTATTTGAACCAAGTAATCCTATTACAATATCATTGATGGTTGGAGAGATTAAAAGGTCTATAAAAAATCATGAACCTAGAGTTGTGGTTCGTGATGTTACTGTTACTGATGATAGTGATTTAAATGCACTTTCAATATCGGTTACAGTATTGATAATTAATTCTCAACAAATCGTTGATATATCTTTATACTTAGAGAGAACAAGATAACATGGCATCCATAAAGAACGTAACAGAATTAGACTTTGATCAGATAAAAGATAATCTAAAAATATTTTTATCAGCACAAGATAAATTTAATGACTATGATTTTGATGGTTCGGGTCTTAATGTATTATTAGATGTATTAGCATATAATACACAATACAATGCATTATTAGCNCATATGTCCGCAAACGAAACTTTCTTAGATTCTTCACAACTAAGACAAAATGTGGTTTCTCATGCCAAATCCCTTGGATATCTTCCTAGATCCGTTAGATGTTCTGATGCTAATATGAAATTAGTGGTGACAGGGGATTCACAAGGTCCAGCAGAACTTCAAATACCTAGAGGCACAACCTTTAATGGTGCAATCGGATCTAAACAATTTACATTCGTAACTAATGTATCACATAAAGCATCTAAAGATGTTAATAATCAATATACATACGATTCTGTTATTGCTAAAGAAGGTGCATTAAAAAGTATCACATATCGTGTTACTGGTAATGAATTTCAAAAGTTTAGAATTTCGGATAAGAAGATTGACACCTCAACTTTAAGTATTAGAGTTAGATCATCTTTGACATCTGCTGATTATCAAACATATAATTTCTTTCAGAATATTAATGATATTACAGCAACATCCTTTGTATATTTTATCCAAGAAAACTCTTATGGTGAATATGAGTTTTACTTTGGGGATGGTGTGCTTGGATATAAACCTGCTATAGGTCAAATAGTCGAACTGTCTTATATTTCTACTAATGGTGTGGATGGTAATGGTGCAAAAGCATTTACTATCAATTCTAGTATTGGTGGATATACTTCTATAGTAGTACAACCCGCAACAGGATTCATTAGAACTTCTACAGGCACTAATGTTGAATCTATAAATTCTATTAAGTATAATGCCCCAAAGGTATTTTCAACACAAAATAGAGCAGTAACAGCACAAGATTATAGATCTTTATTATTATCAGAATATGATTTTATTGAAGATATTTCTATATGGGGTGGAGAAACTGCGGAACCTCCAGTATACGGTAAAGTTTATATCTCTATTAAACCTATTGATTCTGAATATCTTTCTCAACGTTTAAAACGTACCATTTATAAAACATTAAAATTGAAAAACATTGGATCAGTTACACCCGAATTTCTTGATCCTGATTATACTTTTGTTACAATGGATGTGCTATTTAAATTTAATCCTAATGAAAGTTCTAATAGTAAAGTGCAACTAGAATCATTAGTTTTACAAGGAATAAACGATTATAATAATACAATCCTAGAAAAATATGATGGGGTGTTGAGACATTCTAATATACTTAGTCTTATTGATAATACTGATGCTGGTATATTGAATAGTACAATCAGATTAAAAATGCATAAACATTTAGTTCCTATCACAGGATTAACATCTAATTATAATCTTAAATTTTCATCACCAATATACACATCAATTAATAGTGAAGAGGTAATTACATCAAGTACTTTTACTTATGAAGGCACTACTTGTAAGTTCACAGATATTGCAACTGAGGCTGTTGGTTTTAGAAAGATATTAATATTGGATACTGTCACAAACAATATTGTGAATAATCAGGCTGGTATTATTAATACAGCAACAGGACTTGTTAGTATAGTTTCGATTATCATAGAATCTACGGATGATATTTTAATATATTGTAGTCCAGATTCAAATGATATTGCTCCTAAGTTTAATCAATTGGTTTCTATCGATTTCACAACTGGACTTGATGGTTTGCCCGGTGTTAACGTTGCAGGAGAAGAAGATGGTATATCAGTTCTAGGATCTACAGCATCCTCAACATACAATACATTCCCAAGACATGGATAATTTAAAAAAGTTAAATATTGAGCATTCCAAGGTTGAGCAGTTAATACCTCAACAACTCCTTGGCGATGCTCAACAACTTGTAGAGTTTCTAAAGGAGTATTATAACTTTCTGAATGTTGATGGAAATCCATCAGACATTATTAATAATATGCTACGAAATAAAGATCTTGATCTTCTTGTAGATGCTTTTATTGATTTAGTTCGTAAAGAAATTGGTGAAGGTTTAGCAAGAGGTTTAGTAGCAAATAAGGTTAATGTATATAAAAACATTGTACAATTATATCAAGCAAAAGGTTCACTTGCTTCATTCAAATTGTTATTCAGAATTTTATTTAATACAGAGATTGATATAGGTCTACCAAAAGAACAAATTTTCATTGCTTCGGATGGTAGATGGAATCAACAGAATGCTTTATTTGTTGAAACTATTTCTGGTGATCCTTTCATTTCCGTTGGTAATATTGTATTAATTACAACACCAACAGGAACAAAGATTAAAGTTGATGTTGAACGTGTTAAAAAAGTTAGTGCCACTGTTCATGAAATTATTATATCAAAAGAATATATTGGTAATATATCTCCAAATTCTGTAATATCATATAACACTTTTAGTGGTAACATTAAAAATGCACTTAATAAGTTTAAGATAAAATCATCGGGTAGAAACTTTAAGGTTGGACAATTTATTACCATTAATGATCATGATGGTACTAATACAAGAATTAAAGTAACAGCAGTTGATGCTAATAGTGGTATCTTAGATATAGATTTTATTGAATTTGGTACTGATTATCCAGATACTTATAATATCCAAATAATACCTAAAGGATATGATTATAATACATACCCTGATCCATCAGATCCTCTTATAGCAACTATAACAGATATATATGAAACTTGCTATACTCATGATAATGGATATATTCAATTAAATTCTGATACACCAATTGCCTTTGGTACTGAATATGTGCCTAATGAAAATGATGTGAATAACATTAACATGGAGATTTCTGTAGATCCTGTTAATGATGCTATAGCATATCCATCAAGAGCAATAATAGAATTTACATCAAATCCTGTATCAAAATATAAGGGGGCATATACATCCAATAAAGGATTTTTATCGGATGGCATATATGTACAAGATGGATATTATTATCAACCATATTCTTATGTAATTAAATCACCAATCGATTTCTCTACTTATGAAAATCTGGTAAAACAATCAGTACATCCCGCTGGTATGATAATGTTTGGTGAGATTAATATTAATAATATAATTGATGCTTCTACTTCTATCAAATTATTATTAAATTACTTTAATGATAGATTATATGATGCTGTCGATACTTCAGATATTATGGTTGTATTATATTTCAAACCTTTATCCGATAATGTATCTACAACAGATAGTGTATCATTTGGACAAGATAAATCTATATCAGAAATATATAATATAAATACAATAGAAGATGGGTTTATTGATTTAAATCCTTATGCTCTTGATTATTTTGCTGAAGAATATACTGATTCTAGAGTAGGAACATT